TCAAACCAGTGTGATAAAGCCCTTGTGTGGAACTGGGTTACTAATGCTTTTTCTTTAAGAGACTTGCCTGATCTTGGTCACATTGCTTATGGTACTATTCAAGATGAAACAGCACTTACCACTTGGGCGGCGGCAACTACAACTTGGGCAACTACCTCTGGGCATTGGGCATCTAACTGGAACACAGTTGAGAACGTACTTGTATTTGCTTCACCTACAAATACTAAAGTATACAGAGATAGGGTAGGATTTCAGGCTGACGGCACTAGCATGGAATCTTACATTGAACGTGTTGGTTACTCAATGGATGAACAAAACAATCCAGATCATTCTACTGTTAAACATATTAAGGCTATATGGCCTAAAATGACAATAGATAACAATGAAACAGTAGACTTTTATATTGGTACTCAGATGTCTACAGAAGAGGCTGTTTCTTGGGAGGGGCCGATTCAGTTTAACCCTGACACACAATCTAAAGTATCTTGTAGAGCATCGGGAAAATTGTATGCTATTAAGATTGAGTCATATAACAATGCTGGTTGGAGGCTAGAAGGTCTTGAATTTGACATACAAAATGCTGGACGTAGAGGCAGTAGGACTTACTGATGGGCTATAATATTTTTACAGATAGGAAAGTAAAAAGTGTAACATTCTATCAGCCGGGATCAATTCCAGAAAACCCGGATTATCTTGGGGAGTTTTTGATTGGAGAACTTAAAAAGTTAGGTGACATTGTTTACAACGTGTCTAACCTTAGACTAGAAGAATTACACGAAGAACCAGACAAACCGAGGAATGGTGATATAAGATATGCGGATGGCTCAGATTGGAACCCCGGTAGCGGTACTGGCATTTATGCTTATATTGGGGGCAGTTGGACAAAACTCTAACGCAGACTTTAAATCTACGTTTCTTATAGGGGAGCCAGAAGGTAGGTATATATCTCCATACTCTACGCTTTCTTGGTTATCAAACGATTTAGATGATAATTGGAGAAACCGTGTTATAGGTATGATAGGCGGGGATACCCATGCTGATATTATGGCTAGAAGCACTGCAAAGGACTTTGGTAGAGTTGACGGTGTTGATAGAGAAAATTGGCGAAAACGCATTAGCACTTTGCGCTCTAACGGTATTTCTCCAGTAGTATGGATGATAAGCGATGATAGTCCAGATGTATATGCAAGAGGTTTAGATAACCAAATTGATTACCAAAATCAAGTTGTTTCTGCGGTTGATGACGTTGTTAGTCATTATGTGGTTTGTCTTGAGTGTGACGAATATTATAGCCCTGCACAGGTATCTAAACTAATAGGGGAACTCAGGAAAAAAACAGATAGGCCGATAGGGGTGCATCTAAAGCCGGGAGTTAAGGCTGAGTACATTAAGGATGCAGACATAATATATCTTCAAACAGGGTTTAATCTTAATGAAGAACAGTTCCGACAAAAAATTGAAAATGCGCTTCGGTTTGGAAAACCAGTTGTCGTATCTGAGTATGACCTCAGAGGAACGTCAGAGAGAGCGAAATCGTTTGGAAACATTGCTTGCTCCTATGCGGGAGTTGTCGGAACGGGAAACGGAAGAGGAACAACGTCTTGTCAAACCCTAGAATGGGGTCAAGCAAAAAAGAAAAAGTGGCATCAAAACCACGAAAAGGAAATAGTCGTTTTTGGGATCGCAGTAGCCACCCTCTTCGCAATGTTAAAGGATACCCCAAAACTAAAACTATACGTTGATGACAACAGTTACGAGTTAGGACTAAACTCAGGCGGGTATAATTTACAATACTCAGAAGATAAAATAGCCGCTACCTATAGGATAGACTTTTGAAAACTCATTTGATTAGCGCGGAAGATGTTCCGTATATCTGGGATGATGTTGGCCCTATGCTCCATAGAATACAAGAGCATAGCGAAGGTGAGTTGGAAACTGATGATTTCCTTGACCATCTTATGATGGGCGGTATGCAGTTGTGGATTTCAACAGAAAATAAAAAGATTATAATGTCTGCTGTTACTCAGATAATAGAATATCCACAGAAGAAAATCCTGCGTGTAATAGCAATAGCGGGTGAAAATTTTAAAGAGGTACACGATAATTGTATAAACATGGTAGAGTCGTTTGCCATAAAAAACCAATGCTCCGCACTTGAACTATGGGGCAGAAAGGGGTGGAAAAAAATGTTACCAGATTGGGACAGCAACTACATAGTCTATACTAAAGACTTAAAAGAGAGGATGCACTAATGTCAGGCGGCTTTTTAAGCAGTGGAGAAAAAAGGACTCCAGAACAAATCGCTCAAATAGAAGCGGCTAATCGCATGGAGCCTATAGAGTTTACCACTCCTAGTGGTAGCCAAGGCGTAACAAATGAAAATTACGCCAAATATACAGATTCTTATCCAGATTTACTTTCAAATTATAACTCAAATTGGAGAGATAAAGGTGTTAGTAAGTCAGAGTTTGGCGCTATGCACTGGATGCAATCAGGAAAAAGAGAGGGGAGATCAATGCCCGGAATATCCTCTCCATCTGCCCCTGCGGAAAGTTTTGGAGGTGCATCGGTTGCAACACCTACAGCGTCACCATTCCCTGTCGCAAGCAACCCCTACTATCCACAGTTAGTACAAGAATATGAAGCCCCCGGATTAGTTGATTACTCATCGTATATGCCTGCTGATAGTATTTTTGGGTATGAGCAGTATCAACCATATACTAATCCTAACAACATTCCTGATGGTATATTTAACTACCAGCCTCCCACAATTTACGCTACAGACCCAAGAATATCTTTAGGTGATTTGGCCCGCACTAGCGGAGTAGGTGGAAGAATTATGCCTACCAGACCCATGGGTGGTGGAGGTTTTGAAGGCGGTAGTGGTGGAGGTTTTGAAGGCGGTAGTTCTGAAAGTTCATCAGCAGAAACATCAGACGGAAGAGCGGGAACCGCTTTAGGTGATGCAACAGATTACATTGTTCCCGGTACAAACACTTCTATACAATCATTGCTTGATTATCAGGCTGGCCCTACTGAGTCTCTTATTTATGACGAAGACGGCAACATCGAAAGAAAGTATTATGTTAATCCTAGTTTTCTTAGACCTGAACTTGTAGCCGCTGATATTAATAGGGCTAAAGAACAGGCATATATTGAAGCGGCTAAAAAAGATGTTCCGATTGTACAGCAAAATTTACCTTCATTTAGGGGAAGAAAAGAGCCTATAACAATGCCTCAATTAGTGGCAATGGAATCTTCCGCCAATGATTATATACAAGATCAGATTAGAGCGGAACAGGCTAGAATGGCAAGAGAAATTCAAAACACGAATCCTAATACTGTTTTTGGCCCACCACCTAAAACAGAAGCAGACTTCTCAAATAATCCTAGCGGTCTTATGGCGTTTAGAATGGCAGAGGCTAAAGCAGGGGGGCGATAGATAAAATGAGGAATACATTATGAGTTCAGGCGGCGGCGGAAAGCCGATTATGACAGAAACCAGCGAAGAAAGCGTCACTGGCCCGTGGGAACCACAAGTTCCTTATTTACTTGGAGGCTTTGGCGCGGCTAAAGATTTATACAATCGCGGCGCTCCTGCTTACTATCCTAAAGAAACTCTAGCAGGGTTTGACCCATCACAAGACATAGCGCAGAAGGCTACACTTGGCTACGCTATGGGGCCACGAACCACCGCACAGCAAGCGGCGGCAGAGAACAGGCTCATTCAAGGGCTGAGTGGAGAGGTGGATACTGCAAGGTTTGATCCTGTCATGGATTACCTTGGGAGAGAAATGAAGTCTAACCTTGAGACAGATGTTCTTCCGGGTATACGTCAATCACTGGTACAGTATCAGCCGGGTGGTAGTAGCAGAGGGGATTTGGTGCAGTCTCAGGCTATCTCCAGAGCCAACCAACAGATGCTAGATAAAGCATCACAGTTGACTTACGGCGCTTACTCTGACGCACAGGATAGGGCGCAGAACTATGCCAACCTATATCCGTCAATTATGGCCGCTCCTATTGGAACGTATCAGGCCATTGATGATGTTGGTGCGGCGCGTAGAGCAATGACTCAAGAAACTATTAACCGTGATATGGCTCGTTACAACTACGAGGCGCAGGCTCCGCAACGTGCATTGCAGGATTACATGGCAATGATTACTGGAGCCTATGGATCGACCAGTGCCGGCTCTGGATTAACCACTCAGACTGGCGCTAACCAAACGTCTGGTTTGGATAATATTTCTCAGGGCATAGGCATTGCCGCATCATTGGCAAGTCTTTTCCCATCTGATTCTAGGGTCAAAGAAAACATTGTCCCAGAAGGCGCTAAGTGGAAAGGTCTTAATGTATACACCTACAACTACATTGGTGACACAACTAGACGTAGAGGTGTAATGGCCCAAGAGGCTGAGGGCATTTACCCTGATGCCGTGGTTACTATTAACGGCATTAAACACGTTAATTACGGAGATATTTAATGGCTTGGTATGATAGATTTCTTTCAGGCGGGAATATAGCAAACAACACCCCGGTAGATTATACTGCGGGTGGAACTATAGGGAATCCATCTGCGGGAATTGGAGAGGTAGGTTATATTAATCTACTTGGTCAAGTAGAACAGACAAGTCCAACAGGCAGACCTCTTAGACCCTCTGTTGGTATGGGTATTGATCCTTACAAAAAAAGTTTTTTTGATAAGTTTGATCCGCAGGCGTTAGAAGATTTGGCGGGATTAACACCTCCAGAAAAACAGCAGGGAAAAGTTCTCCCTGCACCCGGAATAAGAGGGGGAGGTAGATATGGCAGAGCAGATATTCCACTATCCAAGGAATACGACCATACTTATGCTCCCAATCCCGGAGAGGTGCTTTATGTGCCGCGAAGAGAAAAGGACAGATTTGCAGGAAGGTAATTAATGGAACCTAAATATACAGCACAAAATATATTGGCGGGTTGGGATGAACTACAAGAGAGGAATAAGAAACGCCGAAGACTTCCTACAATCCTTAATGAGTTATATGCTTTGTCTGATCCTAATTTCAGGCGCTCAGGAGCATATAATAAGAATAGAAATTACATTGCAGGCTTAGGAGATGCAGATTTTACTGATTACTCAAGGCGCATGAATATGCTTGCTCAAGCAGAGCAGGAAGAACTTGACACACTGTTCATGGGGAGGATGGCTGATGCAGACATTCCT